AACCCAAGTCGACCCGTCCCACACCCAAAGATGTGTATTGTCAAGGGTTACATAAGCGTCGCCAACGTTGCCTGTGTAGGAGCTTGGGTAGCCCGGAAGAGCCGCAGAATTTGCAACAGTGCCCTTGTAGTTAATTCCCCCGCCAGCCGGGCCAGTAGCGCCTGTAGGGCCAGTTGGCCCCGCAACATTGGACGCCGCGCCTGTAGGGCCAGTCGGGCCGGTCGGGCCAGTTGAACCAGTCGGGCCGGCAACGTTGGAGGCAGCTCCGGTCGGTCCCGTCGGCCCAGCACTTCCTGTGCTGCCAGTAGGGCCGGTCGGGCCAGCGTTACCAGCAGAACCGGTAGGGCCTGCCGAGCCCGTAGGTCCAGTTGGGCCTGTTGGGCCTGTTGGGCCTGTTGGACCTGTAACCCCCGTAGTAACGGGACCGTTGTCAACCCATGTCGACCCGCTCCATATCCAAAGATGGCTGTCGTTCGTCGTAATATAGGCGTCGCCGACGCTTCCCGTATATGAGCTGGGGTAGCCCGGAAGCGCGGCCGCATTGGCTACGGTGCCCTTGTAATTGAAGCCCGCTCCGACAGGCCCCGTTGGCCCCGTGGGACCAAGCCCACCGCCCGGCCCTGCTACGCCTGTCGGGCCCGTCGGGCCGGAAATTCCGGTTGACCCGGTGGGACCGCTTGGCCCGGTCGGGCCGGTTGGCCCGTTAGGCCCTGTTACTGACGGGCCGGTCGGGCCGGTAGAGCCAGTGGGGCCGGCAACGCCAGTAGGCCCTGTCACAGAAGGGCCTGTCGGACCGATAGAGCCCGTGGGGCCAGCAACGCCCGTGGAGCCTGCGGGACCCGTAGGACCCGTGGGGCCTGTATTTCCAGACGGACCAGTTGGACCTACAGGACCGGCCGGCCCGGTCGGGCCAGGATTTAACCCCGCAATTTGAGAAGACGTTACGCGAACAGATGTCCCGGACTGAACAGCCTCAAGCTGCTCGCCGCCTGTAAGCGATGTAGCAGCAGGTAGGTTCGGGATTTGGATGTTGCTCACGATAGCGGTCCTGTCTGCGGTATCTGAGAATTATTATATGGTAATCCGGCGTTTGCCGTAACCATTTTTGTCGTCGATGTCAGCAAAGATCCTGCGGCAAGGACAGGATTTACCTGATAGGTAAACGCCGTCCCAGACGTTACTGTAATTGTGTAGAAGCCGTTTGCCGTAGCCGCAGAAAACCCCTCAACGGATATTTGATCATTTGTTGAAAGATTATGCGCCGCAGAACATGTAATAGTTACCAACCCAGACCCATTTGATATAGCCGACAAAACAGGAATATTGACACCATAGGCCGTTGCCCCCTGCAACGGCATGATAGCATTTTGGTCAAGACCCGGTTGCTGGCTGCGATCTGATCTCGTGCCGCCAATCTGCTGTGTGACGCGCGTATCGTTGCTCTGCGTAATGCGAGTTTCACCACCGGGAACGGGTATCCCGGTCTGCGCGTTCGTCGTATTGCCTTGCGTAATGCGATAATCCGTTTCTGCTGTCTGATAATCCTGAATGCGCGGGTTCTGGATAGGAACCGGATCGGCTGGGACCACGATGGCTCGAAGCTGCTGCTGCGGAACGTCATTGCATGTGTCGCAGACAAGAATGCGCTTGTTGATTAAAGAAGCGCCCGCCCAGTCATACTGCCACTGCAAATTGACGTGATTATACAAAAATCCGCACCTGTCGCATATCGCAAACGCGCGCGGGCTTCTGGAGCTTACTCTGGCGCGGCCATGAGGCCTCATCGGAAGTATCCCGAAATTTGCGGCGAGATGTACTGCTGGGCTGTCTCAATATTCTGAGCTGCCGCGATGTTGTAGGCCTCGTCGGCAAATGTCTTTACCATCGCAATCTTGTCAGGAGCCCAGATCTGAGCAAGGCGAAGAGCAAGATTGTAGGCCAGAGCCTCCAGCCAGATAGGCGGAATATCTACCTGCTCAGTGCCATTCAAGTTCGCGTCCTGGAGCTGTATCAGACGGAAGTAGTTCAGCGTATATGAGGAGCTGCTCGGAACGGGCCATAGGATGACGTACGGCGACAGCTGGCGATTGAACCAGAACGTCGTGGGGAAACCTTGCTGCGCCTTGTTTGGATAAGACGCGTACTCCGTGCGGCTCACAGGAAGTATGATGCGATCAATCCCATCGACAGTCACATATGCGTCGAGGATGACGACAGTATTTGAGGGAACAGTGTACGTGTTCTGTCCCGCGGTAAGCGTGACCGTCTGGAGGTCTACTGACCAGAGATTAACGCCCTGGTTAGACCACCGCATCAGGATCAGGTTCGTCGCCGTGCGGGCAGCGTCAAAGTGCTCCTGGAGGAGCGACGTAGGGCGTAAGCCTATCAACTGATAGGCATATAGCGTCAGTTCGCCCAGAGACGGATTGAAGTTATATGTTCCGCTCGTGGACATCTAACCATCCTTAGCTAATCTGCCAAACAGCGGTAACAATCGAAGGGCATGCAGGTTGTGCAGGAGAAACACCGGGAACAGCCGCCTGAGCAGCAGTTGCTAAGATTTGCGCGCCCGTATCTTCACCAGCCATCCACAACTCAAAGTAATCGCCAGAAGTTGTGCAACTAACAATAAACGTCGCAACTATCGTTGTAGGAGCATCTTTTGATGTGCCGATGATAGTGCTTGTATTAGCTTCATCTACACCGTTCTTTCTTATCCAAATATTCATGTCTTTTGCGCTTGCTGAACCAGAATTGTGACCAATCGCAGAAAACGTAAAACAGTAATTTCCAACTTGAGGAAGAACGATACGGCTATTTGATGACAGGCTAATGCCCTGAGCATTAAGTGTCGTGTTGTAAGTTATGGCCTGAGAATTAGCAGCATTAGCAACACTCTGAGTTACAGAACTTGAAAATGTTGCACTAGGAGCGGGAGAAACATGATACGACATCAGATTACCTTCCAATTCGTTCCGTCAGAAATCATTGTGAGGCTTTCATACCTAACAGCAAGGATTTTGTTTAGAACGCCATCAATGGTTTCAGACCCATATGCATCAATAGTTATAATGCCAGACCCGCTGTTCTTGACAATAAAATATTTCCCTTCAAGACCAACCGCAGTCGGCAATGTCACAGTAAAAGTGCCAGTGGTGCAATCAACCATACAATCCGTATTGTCGATTGTGTATGCACTGGTCTTTGAAGTGAACGCAATCGTAGAAGACGATCCGCCACCAGTGCCGGGAGTCCAGGCAGGCCCTGTCATAGGTTCACCACGTTAAACTGAGCGAAGGTGGCCGTCACAGTGCCAGAGCCGCTATTGAGCAGGACGCGGGCGAAGGTCGGCGTAAACTGGAAGTTCGTGAAGATGTCAGCAGTGGCCGAAACAGCGTCAGCATCATTCGTATTGAGCCAAGTCACATTGACTGGCGTTACAGGATTTGTCGGGCTGTTCGGGTCGTCCATCGTCACCTGAACCGTATAGTTCACAGTGCCGGAAGCATTGCACTGGATCGCCGTGTTGTTATTGGCCCAGCTATCAAGGCGGAGCCAGCGAGATCCAGCTACCGTATTTGTTCCAACCGTGATACCGGAGGCGCTCGTTGAACCACTTGTAGCGATTTGCGTTACCGTCGCGAAGTCAAGCGTCGTGGCGACGGTGCTTCCGCTCGTCCCTTGAAGCGTCTCAGAGATTGACTGACCACCAATCCACGTTCCGTAGACCGTGAACGTAACGGCGCTGTCGTTGCCAACATTGGTGATCAAAACCCGCCGGGGCTTATCAAGCGTGGCGACGCCGCCAGAGACAAGCGAGCCGTTCAGGTTTACATTAGCAGCTCCGGAGACAACCTGCGAAGTGGCGATATTGTTCGCGCTTGCCGACGTGAGAGGGCCGACTGAGATCGTAATCGGCTGCATTATCTTTTTCCCTTCGTAAGGCCAGCGCGAGCTGCTGCAGCATTGTCGACCAAGTTAGGATAAGGTCTACCAGCGGCACGGGCTTTAGCTTTTGCTATCTTAACGCCTTTTGCGCTCAGCGCCTTCTTTTTTGTGTCCTTGGGCGCAGATTTTTCCCAGAAAGGTTTTGTCATGTCAGCAGTCCCACTTCCGGAGGGCCTTGTTGATGCGGCTGTTCGGATCAGCAGCCTTTGCTGACCCCGTAAGTTTCTTCTTCATCCCTGTCATTCTCGCACAGAAGGAAGAGCGACGGGACGCAGCCTTCGGACTCTTCTCAGCTTGCTCTTTGGATACGGGAGGCTTGAGGTTCATACCCTGGCGATTGGCGGAGGCCCTGCCCTTGGCATTGAGTCCCCCCTCGGGATTTTGTCCCTCTTTCCGCTGCCAGACGGGTGTCTTTGCCATAAGGATACCCCCGAAAGTGGAGAAGGGGGCCGAAGCCCCCAACTACATCAGTAAGGCTTCGGCGTCGCGCCACGCGGCGAACCGCTGTGCGCCGACGAGAAGACGCCGCCGCCTGTCGCGCGAGCGGGCTTCTTGCCCTTCGCCGCAGACGACATGACCTTGCCGCCCTTCTTCATGCAGCCGCCCTCGGCCTTCTCGGCCTTGCCACCCTTCTTGAAGCCATTAGTACCAGACTTCGCAGACTTGACGACCGCCGGGCCGTCCTGACCTTCGTAGAAACCCATAAGAACCTCCTATTAGGCAGGATTGACGGCGAGGCCAGAAGTGGCCGCAGTCGGGGGAGCATTGTCAACATAGGAGTTGGCGAGAGCACCCGCATCGCCCCATTTTGTGGCTCCAGCCGCCGTGCAGTTGTTGAACACAAGCGAGCCGCCAGCCGCAGCATTAAGCGATGCAACCGCCGTGATCGTCGTCGCGGTGCTGTCTACAGCGTTGTAGAACAGGCACTGCTGGAACTTATTCCAACGATCAATTGCGCCAGCCCCGGAGCCAAGGATCGCCAGCGCAGAGGCCGACGACGTAAGCAGCGGGAAGTCGCAGTTGATGAATTTGTTGCGCGGGGTAGCGCCAGCAAATTCAAGATTGGCGTTCGCGACCGTGCGAGTGACCGTGTCGAGGCCGATGGTGCAGCCAACGAACGTATTCTCGCCCGTGCCCATGACCTTAAGCGCGCGAGCGCCAGTGCCCTGAGCAGACTGCGTGTCGCCGAAACCACCGAACTGAACGCTGTCGTAATAGTTGCGACCACCGTTCTCGATCCAGGCGATCTGGCTGGCGGAGCCAGTCGAGAAGCCGTTGAAGACCGAGAAGTTAGCGAAGATGCACCCGGAAGCGGTAACGTTGAACATATTGCCGCTGTTGCCGAAGGTGGCAGCGGTATAGGTGCCGGTCGGGGGTGCGAAGCGAGCGCGGTTTGAAACACCGGTCGGAGCCGTGACGCCAATCAGGTGCGTCGCGTTCTTCGCCCAGGTGATCGTGCCAGTCGTCGCCGAAGACGTGACCGACTGCGCCAGCGCCGTCGACATGCGAGCGGTGCCGCTCGTCGAGCCATTGCCGATCAGGACAATAACGTCGTTGTTGCCAGCCGTCGCCGCAGCATAAGCCGCGTAGATTGTCTGGAAAGGCGTCTCCGGCGAAAGTCCGTCATAGGCGTCAGAGCCGCCAGCCGGATCCACGAAGAAGTAGGTGCCCGTCAGCGGGAGACCGCCGATCGTGCCAAGAACGGGGACGCCGAAGGACGTGATGCCGTTCGGGAAGTTTGTAAGAGCCATGTTGGCTGCTCCTTATAAGAGAAACCCGGAGACCATGTAGGCCTCCGGGTAAGTTTATTAGGTCGGGAACGATCCGTAGATCGAGCGCCAGTTGTAGTAGCCGAAGCTGTAACGCTCGTAGCCCTTGACCAGCAGGTTGTCCGTGACGAAGTCGACCTGCATGTCGGTCTCGAACTTGACGCGCTCCATGTAGGAGAGACCGTCAATGTTCGTGAGCAGGAACCACGCACGCGCCGACGTCAAGAAGTCGTTGACCATGTAGCCTTCCGGCAGACCGCCAGCAGTCATCATGATCGCGTTGACGTCGTTGTTCGCCGTGCCGGGGCGCAGTTCCGTCTTCGTCAGACGGATCGCCGTCGGCTCCAGAGCCGGCGGAACAACCAGGCGACGACCACGAGCGAAGACCTTCAGGCCCGCCTGATCTTTGAAGTTCGTCCTGATGGCGATCATGCCATTCAGAAGCGAGGCTTCGTTCAGATCAACGTCAACCGCCGGGCGGTTGGCGACCGTGCCGCTGTCGATCGGATGCGAGGTGGAGCAGAGCGCCACGCCGTCACCACCGATGGAGGCATTGTAGGTCGTCGCCGTGTTGAGCACGTTCGCGCCGTAGATTTCCTTCGTCTGCTGGAAGCTCTCCATCAGGCCGAGGTTCGACGGCATGAACTGGGTCTTGTAGAGGTTGTCGTCCACCGCCTTGCGAGTAATCGCGTAGCCAAGAGCGATCTCAACGTGCTCCTGGTTGTAGACGTAACGCTCACCCGATCCGTTGTCGAAGGAGGTCTGGCCGCCTTCGGTCTTCAGCTGAGCAAGACCCAGGAAGCGCATTTCCGCAGTGCGCTCGAGCGCCATCTTGGAATCGTGCTTCGTAAAGATCTTGTCATACTGAGACGGGATCATCTCGTACTTGCCTTCGATCCCCCGGAGACCGGG